GAAGATAAACATCGAATGTTTTTTTATCCAAATCAACATTAGCAATAGAAACCTTAATTTCTGTGTTTGCATTACTACCATCTGAAATTGATACCAATCTAAATAATCTTTGTGGTAAACCACCTCTTAATTCAGATACAAAGAATGGTGTTGTTGGCGATTGGAATTGGAATTTAAAGTGATCCCAAGTATTAATCGGAACCAATGTTTGTTGTAAACCTTTAATTTCATTAAAATTCCAACCTTTTCTTAAAACAGAATCATAAACCTCCTCAACAAATAAGAAAGCGTCTTTATCAAAAGCATCAACACCAAGAACATTTTTAATGTAGTTTTTCTTAGTTTTATCCAAAGAAACGCTGTATGAAAATGCGGTTGAACCAGTTGTTAAACCTGTAATATCAAATGTTGCAAAAGGATTTGTTGAAGCTTGATCAAATTGGGTTAAACCAATATTTGTCGAATCTACTGAAAATCCTAAATTGTTTGCGATATATTGACCTCTACTTCTTAAAGTAGCAACAGTCTTTTTATGACATTTTTGATTTGGTGAACAAACATAATCGTAAACATATAATTTAATTTTACCAGTAAATTGTGTTGCTGTCACACCCGTTATGTCATAGGCAAATAAAGCAAATGAAGCGCCATCATATTCATCCGTAGTTTCATTGAAGGTAAATTCATTTATCAAAATGTTATCAGTTCTATCACTAACTGGAATACCAATTGGTAACTCATAAGCATCATAGTATGATGGGTTAGTTGGGCCTGATCCAGTTAAATTCTGTGAATTTCTATCGGTATTGATTGTTGGTTGCTCAGAACTATCTAAGATACCCCAATACATTACATTATTTCTGTACCAATTTTTAACTGTGTATGTAGCTATGTTAAAGAAGCTATAATACATTGTATCAAATTTAGTAGTATCAATACCCGTTAAATTACTTATTTCGTCAATAAGTTCGGTTGATGTAGACGCAACATAAAATAAACCACCTGATGTTGGGTCAATATCAACCTCAAAATCGATGGTATATGTTGTACCACTGTAAGCTAATGTGGTTTTATCACATGAGCCTAGAGTCCTAATTGCGTAAGCCATACCAGCATCATAACCAGATAAACCCAACACACGTGTTACGAATAATTGATTTGATTGACTTAAATACGATTTCGCAATATAAGGTAACTCATATTTAACGATTTGGGTATTTCTAAATTTTTCTGGGCTAGTTCCACCAAATGTAACCTTAAATTCATCATAATTTCTGACGAAAATTGGTTGAAAAGCTGGGCCCTTTTTTGTTTCGCCCACTAATCCTAGGGTTGTAACACCAACTGTCTCAGTAGTAAATGTTAAGTCTTTTTCTGAGGTATAAACACCTGGTGACGCATAAACTTTGTTTGCCATATTTAATTAATTTTAATTTTTTTATTTACCTTTTACTTACAATAAATATCTCTGATTTTTTCAAAAAACAAGAAATAACCTTTACTTTTTAAAATAATTTATCAGCTATTGCCTTTCAACAACTGTAAATGTTCTACTAATGGCTGGAGTTACCTCAAAATCATCTGGATCTAAGATAAAACCTTGCAACATAAAGGAATATAATTGTACGTAAAACCTTTTATTATCTAAATCGGTAATTTGACTTTCATCTGATGTATCTTCAAGTATGATAGGTACATAATGTCCATTTATAACCGTATAAGCTTGTCTACTTTGAAAATGCTTTAAAACAATTGAATTAAATTTGTTAAGATCTTGTTGTCTGTATGCAAATATTCTAACATCATAGTTAATATCAACTGGTATTGGCTGTGGTATTTTATAAATATCAACACCTTTTCTGTTACCATCCCAAGTTGGGACTTCCGCATATGTGAAAGTTTTACCTTGTGGTATATTGTATATCAAAGCGGGGTTTGATCCAGGTTTTGTGTCTGGTTGTCTTACTATATTAACAAAAGGTATTTTTACATTTTTATATTCATCTGAAAATTTCCATGTCTTTGAAAATTCCGTCCATTTTTGAATACCCATCATAAAAACAGGTACTCTATTACCATTTAGGGTTAAAGCCATATTTTCTGTGACAAATTCCTTAAAACCACCATCCAAATCAATATGTAAAACACCTTTTGGTAAGTAAGTATCTTTATCGGTAATCATATCTTTCATATTTTCAGCAGCTCCGCTTTCCATTATAAAAGGATATTCTATGTTTTCTCTTGTTCTAGAAATATTAACTTTTTTCTTGTATGATCCAGGTAATGCCATATTAAATTCCGTTAAATTGATCTGGGTCGACTGTTACACAACTAATTGTTCTATAATAACTTTTATACCCAAATTGCGTATGTGCGTTGTCTGAATTTATTTTACCGTCATTGAAAACCTCAAAATACTTTAAATTACTTTCTCTATCTGAATACCCAACAATATCACCGTAATTGATTTCAACACCCTTATCTTCAAGTTGCTTGTTTAAAATTGTAAAAACCAAATTACCATATTCTTGGTATCTTAAACTACCGTTTCCAGCATAACTTTTATTTTCGGCCTCGTCAATTTTTATTAAAACTTTTAACTCAACAGGGGGTAAAAATCTAATCTCCCTAGCTTCACTTTCTCCATAAACATCTTCGTTATTACTGTTAATTTTATCAATTCTATATAAAACAACCGTAAAATTTGCATCTTCCTCAATAACTTCTCTAGCCATATCCAATTCCAACTCAAAATCTTTCTCATCGTAATATCTGGATAAACGGGTTATTGGTATTCTATTTTTACGTTCCATTAGGTTTTTTCTTATAAATAGTTGAGTTGATCGATATATTGACTTTATCAAAAATTATTATTATTATTGTAATAAAAATGAAAGAAGATATAATTGAATATTGCTCCGTTGATATTGGCATAGAAGATATGTTTTTAGAAGACATATACGATAAAGCCTTATTGGGCGTATCTTATGATATTTCAGATGGGTTTTGTCCAGCGTATGATTTAGATAAAATCATTGAGGTTTTAATGGAAAGTAACGATATAACGTACCCTGAAGCTTTAAATGTATTTAATTTAAATATATTGGATGCGCATCCGATGATTTCTTTCGTTAAAATCACAGATGAATCGATTAATAGTTTATCTGAATATAATAATGAAATGTTATTCCTTAATGATTATGACCCAAATTGTTTACTTGGGATCAGAATAAAAAAAGACCATAAAATTGTTTCAATATATGATGATTGGTTATGTGTTCAATCTCTGATGAATAGAGATGATATGGAAGAAGAAGATGCGATTGAGTATTTTGAATATAACACAAGGGGTGCATATGTTGGTGAAAACACACCAGCTTTTTTAACTTTATTGTAAAATGAATTTACCGATAGAGAGGGTAGCTTTAGACATATTAAAAAGTTATAGTGGGTTGAATGATTACATTTTACAAATACAAAAAGAGTATTTTAAAAATAAATCATTTATACCAACAAAAAATCAATCCGATTATATAATTAAATTCCATAATGTTTCCCCACATGTTGTTAAAAAAAATATTGGGATACATAAATCTTGTAGACAATTTGTAAAAGATCAACTAAAGCTAGATTTTTTACCCGAAACCATTTATGTTGATAAGTTATTATCAAGAAAAGATGATTTATTACATATCTGGGGTTGTTTTGGTGATGATTGTGGGTATTACCAAACAATTTTCATATCAAAAGAATGTATGAAAAAAGTTAAGTCGTTACCAGAATTAGATTTTTCAAAATACGAAAGAGATCCAAAACCGCATCAAATTGAAGCAATTAAAAAATTATTGGAGAATGAAAAATTTATTTTGGCTGATGACATGGGGCTTGGTAAAACAACTTCGGCCATAATAGCAGCTTTAGAAGGTGGGTTTAAAAAAATTCTTGTTGTCTGTCCAGCGTCTTTAAAATTGAACTGGAAAAAAGAAATCATGAACTATGATTCTGGTGATGACATTTCAATAATTGACGGTGTTGACTTTAGAGCAAAAAAGTGGAATATTGTTAATTATGACATTTTAAAAAACTTTCACCATTTACCACA